TTTGTAGATGTACAAAGCAAAAACACTAAGAAATACAAACTAGCAAAAGAAGAACACGGAGAAGTATACACACTAAAAGAAAAGAATGACGCAGAAAGATTAGCAGATGCTTTTTACAGAAATGAACCTGCTATGCAAATGATGAAAAACTGTAAGAATGAAACACCTGAGGTAGGATTAATACAAGGTAAACCATTTCGTGCTAAAGCAGATCTATTACATAAAGATTATATATGTGATATAAAGACCACAAACAATATAAAGAACTTTGAGCATAGCTCCTATAATTTCCACTATGACGTACAAGCATATATATATACAGAATTATTTAATCAACCTAATTTTAGATTTATTGTGGTAGATAAAGGATCAAGAGATATAGGTATTAGTCCACCAGTATCTAAAGATTTTATACAAAGTGGTAGAGATAAGGTAGCGTATGCACTAAATATATACGAACAATACTTTGAAACAGAAGAAGTAGAATTAGACGATTACTACATTGAAATTAATTTATAATCATTAACTTTATACTATGTTTACACACAAGATAACAAAAGACGTAAAAAAAATTACTGGAATAAATTTCTTTAAAAAGAAACGAGCAATAGAATATGTAGAAGCAAGATCATTTTTTGTACACATATTAAAAGATTATTACAAACTACGAAACAAAGACATAATAGTAATATTTAATGATATGGGTTTTGCTATGGATAGTGCAACTTTATGTCATTCGCTAAAGATGTTTGAAATATATCAGGATAAAAATCAAAGAATGGACGATTGGTTTGGTGCATTATTCGACATACCTGACTTTAAAAATCAAGCTAATGCAAAAGCATATATAAGAATGAAGTTAAATTATTTACCTGATGAAGCAGTATTTAAAATGGCAGCACAAATACAAACTATGTTAAAAGAAGAAGAATATGAAAACATTATATTTGAGTTTTAGTGTTAAAAAAGTATTGTTTTTTTATTATATCTTTGATTAATCAAGTTTTTTCAAGTGGCTAGAAATGCAATTTACACCTATATAAGGAAATCAAAAGTAAGACGAAAAGGTGTACACAGTAAGAATGCAAGTAAAGGACAAACAGGTTACAAGAAGAAATATAGAGGACAAGGTAAAAGAAATTAATTATGAGTTGGGGAGGTAAAAGAGATGGTTCTGGTAGAAAGTCTAAAGCTGATGAGTTTAAGTTATTAGACAAGCTATCACCTATGGAAGATTTATTTATACAAGTACTACACAATGGTTTAAAGAATGGTGATTATAAGTTTGCACAACTATATGCAAATTACTTTTATGGTAAACCTAGAGAAACACAAGACATAACACTAAACCAAGACACACCTTTATTCGAAGTAGTTGTGAAAGATAATGAACCAAGTACAGACTAATGTTGTATTTAATCACGCTTACAAATTTTATAGATCTGATAATAAGATACTAATAGAAAGAGGAGGAAGTCGATCTGGTAAAACTTTTAATATATTACTTTGGATAATATTTGATTACTGCTTTCAAAATCAAAATCATATTATAACTATATGTCGTAAAACATTCCCAAGTTTACGTGGTACAGTTATGCGTGACTTTTTAGATATATTAAAAAACTATGAATTATATAGTGAGAAAGAGCATAATAAGAGTAACAGCGAATACTATCTAAACAACAATACTATAGAGTTTATATCATTAGATCAACCTGCTAAGATACGTGGTAGAAAGAGAAACTTATTATTTATTAATGAGTGTAATGAAATAGATTGGGATAGTTGGCAGCAATTAATATTTAGAACAGAAGGGCAAATAATTTTAGATTACAATCCTAGTGAATCCAATCACTGGATATATGATAAAGTAGAAACTAGAGATGATGCTGTATTTTATAAGACGACATATAAAGACAATCCGTTCATAGATAAAAACATAATACACGAACTAGAAAGACTAAAAGAAACTGATGATGAATATTGGCAGGTATTTGGTTTAGGTGAAAGAGCATTATCAAGAACACAAATATTTAGTTTTAGTACAATAAATAAAATACCAGAGGATGCTAAGTTCTTATCTATAGGTATGGACTTTGGTTATACAAACGATCCTACTTGTGCAGTAGAGGTATATCAGAAAGATCACAACTTATATATTAATGAATTACTTTACAGAACTATGATGACTACAGCAGACATACATAGATTCTTTTTAGAGCATAATAAAGACAATAAGCTATGCTTTGGTGATTCAGCAGAAGTACGTTTAATAGATGAGCTTAAAAGAATGGGTAATAATATTAGACCAAGTGTAAAAGGTCAGAATAGTATTATGGCAGGTATTGATTTATTAAAGCGATACAAACTACACATAACAGAAACATCTGTAAATGCTATAAAAGAGTTTAGAGATTATAGATGGAAAAAAGATAAAGCAAATAGATTAACAAACATACCTAATGATGGTGCTGATCACTTACCTGACGCAACTCGGTACGCAACCTATTCTCTAATGAGCAAACCTAACTATGGTAAGTACGCAATAAGATAAAAAAGTTATCAAAAAAAATTGATAATTAAAATAATTGTTGTATATTAGCTTCATAAGTAATAATTAGAATATTTAAATTAAAACAATACAGGTGCTGATAACCCACATAGAGAACGTGTCGAAAGGGCAGCACCTTTTTATAAATTATGGAAGCTAAAAAAAAAGAACAAGTAAAATCAATATCACAAACGGTAATGGCATTAAAATATGTATTTGGTCATTACGATCTTACTTTCTTAAAGCTGTTAGATGTGTCACAATTAGAAGATCTGTTTATTCAAGACGCATTTAATGATCCACACTTACATATAAGTTACCAATTAGAGAAACACAAGATTAATTTTGAAATAATAAAGCAAGAGATTACATCTACATAGAAGTTCATTTCATATTAGTTAGTCGAGTTAAAGAGGGTTCGTAGATGTCCCTCTTTTTTTATTGGTAAAAAATACTTAATTTGGTATTATATACTTATGAAACTTTCAGTAAACGTACCAACAGAATTAAGTGAATTGACACTTGGTCAGTATCAGAAGTTCTTAAAGGTGCAAAAGGATAATGGTGACGGAATGTTTGTAGCACAGAAAATGATTGAAATATTTTGTGGTATAGATCTGAAAGATACTTTTAAAATTAAGATCACAGATATAAATCAGATAGTAGCAATACTAAATGAGATACTAGAAATTAAACCTGACTTAATACATAAGTTTAAACTAAACAACTTAGAGTATGGTTTTATACCAGTGTTAGAAGATATATCATTAGGAGAATACGTAGACATAGAAACCTTTATGCAAAATTGGGACGAAATGCACAAAGCTATGAACGTGCTCTATAGACCAATAGCACAAAAACATAAGGAGAAGTATAACATAGTTGACTACGAAGGATTAGAAAGTGATACTATGAAAGATATGCCATTAGATGTTTGTTTTAGTTCAGTGGTTTTTTTTTACAATTTAGGAATCGAATTGTCGAGCAATATGATGGATTATTTAACGGATCAGGAGATGGAGAATCTTTCGACAGAACAGCTCAATTCCATAAAAGGTGGGGGTGGTATTCAGCAATTTACGAACTCGCTAAAGGAAGTATTACAGAATTCGAGAATATCACTAGGGAGAAATTAACAAAAGCATTAACTGTATTATTATACATTAAAGAAAAAGGTGAAGTAGAAAAAGCAGAATTAAAATCAAATGCAAGGAAACATAGCAATTAGATCGTATTACAAAATAAGTGAATTATTAGAAAGTTCATTATTAAGTAACAATATTACAAAGACAGTAACAATAGGTGATGTAACAGAAGTAGATCTAGGTAAACAAACTATATTTCCCTTAGCACACTTTATTGTAAACAGCGTAGTATCAACACAACAGACACTTGTATATAATATAACTGTATTAGTTATGGATATTAAAGACACAAGTAAATACAAAGAAGTTGATAAGTTTAGAAAGAATACAGACGAACAAGATATACTTAACACACAATTAGGAGTTTTAAATTTATTAATACAAAAACTAAGGTTCGGAGATTTATCTACACAAGGATATAAGTTAACTAATGATCCTAGCTGTGAACCATTTGTAGATAGGTTTGAAAATAATTTAGCAGGTTGGAATGCAGATTTAAATATTGAAATGCCAAATGATCAAAATATATGTTAATATTTTCAGATACATTTAATGCAAGATTAGAAGAATTTTTTTTAGCTATTAAAAAACAAGCTAGACAGAACTTAAGCAAGGGTACTAAACTACAAAGAAAGAAGCGACCTATAAATAACACTAAAAGACTTTACAATAGTATAAAATATGAAAAGTTAATACAAAATGAAAAGACCATAGCTTACGGTTTGTTAATGGAAGATTATGGTGATTTTATTGATCAAGGTGTAAAAGGTACTAAAAGTAATTATAGGGTAAACAAGAATACACCATTTAAATATTCTACTAAACTACCACCTTTTAAAGCAATAGGTAAATGGGCACAAGCAAAAAACATAAGATTTAGAGATGCAGAAGGTAAGTTTAAAAAAGGAAATTATAATTCTATTGGATATGTAATTGCAAAGTCAATATTTGAAAAAGGTATTAGAGCAAACAACTTTTTTACAATACCATTTATAAATGAATATAAAAAATTACCAAATGATTTACAAAACATATTTGCAGACGATATGATAATCTTAATGATAGATAGTATGATAGAAGCAGGTATAATTAAAAAAGGGAACTAATGGCAACAATATTATTAAGATCACCTTATTACGAAACACACAGTCAAGCATACGCAAGTCCTAATGTAGCGAAAAGTGCAATCCTAACCCTATCTGTCAACGGAACACAAATTAGTGAAATGAGCAAAGATACTGTGCTAACAGGTACAACAAATCAGGAAACTGGAACAATAAGTTTTGAGATAGCAGATCTATGTAGAGATTATTTAGACATAACTTTTAACAATTCTTACACAGCACAAACAATAGCAATAACTGGTACACTTGTTTTTAAAAATAAAACAGTAGATGAAATTAATACAGGTGCAAGTGGTGTTGCAAATGTAGGTAGTTCTGTAGCAATTACACATACTGGACTAGATGGTTACTATGAATTTATGGAAGGTACAGGAACTGGACAGAATAGTGCAAAAACTATAGCAACAAATGATTTACTAATAGACACAACTTTGTCTACATCACGTATTAATCCACCTACAGGAAATACTGTACAGTTATATTATCCTGTTAACACAGCAGGACAGATACCGTATTGGAATGGAACAACAATAATATATAGTTCTTTTTCTGCAAGTGCTACAACAGCTACTGTTATTAGTACAGTATTTGTTATTAACAGAGTTTGTAATAAACATACAGCTTATAAGGTTACATTTGTAAACAAGTACGGAGCATTACAAGATTTTTACTTTGACGGAAAGACTACAGAAAATATTAAAGTAAACACAACAAAGTTTAAAAGAAACATTAATAATACAAGTTTCGAGTATGACAAACAAAAACATAGTATAAAACAATTTAACACATTAGCAAACGAAGGTCTTATATTGAATACGCCACCTATGAGTTTCGATAGTGTAAATGAAAGTATGAAACAACTACTAGTTAGCGAACAGGTGTGGATTAGAAAAGTAATGGGTGGATCAGAACAAACAGTACCAATTATTATAACAAGTAATCAACAAACAATAAAGACAGGATTAAATGATAAAGTAATACAATATACAATAACAGCAGAATATGCTTTTGATTATATAAGTAATATTAGATAATGAACAATATTGAGTTATATACTAAACTACCTAACGATTTAAATTTTACTAGGTTAGATCTTTATGGTGATGAAACAATATCACTTACAAGAGTAATACAAGATGTAAAAGATCCTGCTAAAGTATTTGCTGATTTTAGTAAAACATTTAGTATTCCTGCAAGTAAAGTAAATAATAAATTTTTTAAGCATTATGAAAATTTTACGCAAAGCTCAACCTATTCTTTTGACGCAAGAAAAAGAGTAAGTGCTAAAATAGAATTAAACAGTTTGCCGTTTCAAAAAGGAACAGTTAGATTAGAAGGGGTAGATCTTAAAAATGGTACAGCTAATGAATATAAAATTACGTTCTTTGGGGAGCAAAACCTTAAAGGTATATTAGGAGAACTTAAATTAAAAGATTTAGACTGGCTTTCTAATTTTGATACAAGTTATACATCAACTAAAATTATTGATGGTTTATCGAGTGATGGTACAGGATCGGTTACAGTTGACAGCGTAGCTTATCCTGCACCACTAGTTACTGCACTTATAGGAAATTCTATGCGTGGATATTACAGTAGTAATACTACTCCTGCATATTGGGATAATACAAAACAAGAAATAAATAAAGCAGGTGGTAATTTAAATCCTAGTCAGGGTACTGCTTACTCTGGTTATTATTGGAAAGACTTAACATTTAGCATTAGACTATATGTAATAATTAAAGCAATAGAAAATTCAGATATCACTGGAGGTTTAATAAAGTTTAGTGACGATTTTTTTAATACAACAAATGTAGGTTTTTATAATTTGTATATGCTATGTCAAAGAAACGCAGGTAAAGTGTTAGAGGGTTTTGGCGATTCATACACACCTAATCAACAATTAAACAAAGGTTACGTTAATGCAACTATCGCAGCAGATCACGAAGAAATACTTACACTAACAAACACAACTATAAATCCTACAGGATTAACTACAGGACAATTATTTCAATTTACACTTACAGTAAACTTTGGTACAATAAGCGATTCAATTTTTGTAGATCTATATGAAGTAAATTCTAACAGACTTGAAACAACATTTACATATACAACTAGTCAAACTGGTGGAACAAGAAGTTATCAAATCGGTAACGGTGCTTATAAACTTGTTTTTAGAAGTAATGCACAACAAACCGTTACAAGTTTTAGTATTAATTTAATAGACACTTTTGACACAAACAGCACTACAAGTATAGCTACTGGAGATTTAGATGCAGGTTTTATTATTCCTAGTGGAGCATTTACAGTACAAAACAGTATACCTGATATGAAAGTTTTAGATTTTCTAAGTGGGTTATTTAAAATGTTTAATCTTACAGCTACAACTAAAAATGGTCTTACTACAATAGATACATTAAATAGTTTTTATACTGGTGGAACATTAAGAGATATAACAGAATTTGTAGACAACACAACAAAGACAGTAGACAAAGCATTACCCTATAGATCAATTAATTTTAAATATGAAGATACTGGTAACATATTAGCTAAACAACACAACGAACAATTCCAGTCAGATTGGGGTAGCGTTAGTTATGATGATGATGGAACATTAGATAGCAATAATAATACTTATGAAATAATTGCACCATTTCAACATATGAAGTTTGAAAGGTTATATGACGGATCTACAATAAAAAATATACAAGTAGGACATTTGTTAGATGACAAGCAAGAAGCATATTTAGGAAAACCATTATTGTTTTACCCTATACATACAACAGAAATACCGTCACCAACATCATTTAATTTAGTAACAGAAATAAGTGGATATGACGCAGGATCTAGTCCTGCAGAATCTACACAATCTGCATACTGGATTCCTAGCAATACTCCTGCATTATTAAATAACGATACTGGATATCCTGAAACAATACATTTTGGATTAGAGGTAAATGAATGGAATGCTCCTGATACTACTTGGACAGATTCATTATTCGAGAAATATTACAAATCATATATTGTTAACGTGTTTCGATCTAATGAAAGATTAACAAAAATTAAAGCAAAATTACCTTTAAAGTTTTTACAGAATTATAGTCTAGCAGATGAAGTACAAATAAAT